TGTATTACCAGCTCCACCTGAAGAACCAGATGCACCTAAGTCGTCATTAGTTGCGACCCAAGCACCTAAAGATCCAAGTTTTCTAGCAGTAGATGCGTTACCAGTAACTTCTGCTTGGTTACCAGTAATAGTTGCTTCCATGTCTCTTTTAAGTTCTTTAGCTTTTTTAGCTATTTGGTAAGCGATCTCAGATGCTCTACCTGCTTTATCTACAGCTTCTTGAGTTCCTGTGATTACAACTGTTTTGTCCATAATCTGTGAACTGTTTGAAAGTCTAGAAGTTGCAGTAACTGCATCTAAAGTTGCTTCGTCACCTTCAATAACAGCATTTGATGTTGATGCTGCTGCTAATGAATCGGTTTGCCATTCGTGTAAAACTGCAGTAGCTCTTGTTTTAGCTGCTGAGCTGATGAATGGCGTATCTGTTGGTGAGATACTATAGATTACATCAGAAAGATCTTCTCTTTCACCTACTGAATCATAAGTATCAAATGTATTTGTTGGTTGTGCCATTTGTTATTTCCTCTGTTGAGATTTAAGATTAATAATATCAAGCAACGCAGATTGAGCATCTCCAAGATTCCCTGTCTTACGTAACTTGTTAATTTTATTTCTTATGACCTCACGACCAGAACTTGTTTGTGGTTTTGAAACACCTGCTTTAATAACCTTTGGTGCATTAGCTACTTTTTTTTGAACTATAGGCTTTTTGTTTTGAAAAGCTTTATAGCTCATAGCATCTTTTGCTACCATTAGAAATCTATGGTCTGCAAGTGATCCTATCTCAGTATCATTAAAACCATAATCACGTAATGTATTACGCATATTAAGTTTAAATGTATCTGCTTTAGAAGGATCTGCAAACTCAGGTATTTTTTCAGCTGCTAAACTTTTTTGTGTTTCAAGGAAATCGTTATATTGTTTTTGCTGTGCTTCTCTTGCTGTTGATTTTATTTCTTCAATTTTATCAGTTTGTTGACGTAATTGAAAATCTAATCTAGCTGCAGCAGCAGGATCTTCTTCATAAAGTCTTTGAAGATCTTCACTTCCTTGTTGTTGTCTGACAAATGCGTCAGCAGTTGCTATTTTATCATTAAGTTCTCTTATTCGATCATCATAAGATTGACGCAAACTTTGCTTTTGGTTTTCAAGATCTTTTCTTTCTAAACTTAGAGCATGAGTTTTTTGTCTATAATCTGAGTCTCTAGAATAACCAGCTTTCAGTTCATCAAGGCTAACCTCTATCTCTTGACCATTAACTTTTAGTTGGTGGAGATTGGGTTCCTCTAATTCTGTTTGTTGTTCTTCTGTTACCTCAGTATTCTCAGTATCTTGTTCTGGAGCTGTTTCAGACTCAACTTGGCTCTCTTGAACTTCCTGTGTCTCAGGTTTAGATTCTGAAGGTTCTGCTGTTTTAGTTTCAGTTTCTTGTTGATCTTTTGGATTCAATAATCCTGAAATTTTTTCAGCAGCACT